TTTAATAGACAGAATAAATTGCCCGGAGTTGGAGAACAAATCCAATACACACTAAGAGACGAAAGCCTACATATCAAATTTGGTATTAAACTAATAAACAGAATAAGAGAAGACAATCCAAAAATATGGACTAAAGCGTTTGAAAAAGAAACGCTCGATCATATCGACAAAGCTATGGAACTTGAACTCGACTATGCCAGAGATGTTTTACCAAATGGCATACTCGGACTTAACTCCGAAATGTTTATTGATTATGTTCAATATATAGCTAATCGTAGGCTTGAAAGCCTTAATCTTCCTAGTCAGTATGAAGACACAAAGAATCCATTCCCATGGATGAGTGAAATTATTGACCTAGAAAAATGTAAAAACTTTTTTGAGACCCGCGTGACAGAATACGCAGTCGGAAATATAGAGGACGATTTTTGATGACTCAATTTTTTGAAGTCAAGAAACTGACAGAAACAGCACGTTTGCCAGAAAAGGCACATATTGATGACGCCGGTTGGGACTTACACGCTGATGAAGACATCATATTGCATAGTTATGAAACAAAATTAGTATCAACAGGAATAGCTCTTGCTATTCCTAGTGGTTACGCTGGATTGATTTGGGATAGGTCGTCATTGGGCGTAAAAGGTATTCATAGGCACGCCGGAGTAATTGACTCTGGTTATCGTGGTGAAGTCAAAGTGGCTTTAAAAAACACTCACGATAAATCTTATGTGATATCTACAGGAGATAGGATTGCACAATTAATAATTCAAGAAACTCCAGATTTTATACTGCAACAAGTAGACGAACTAAGTAAAACAGTAAGAGATACTGGAAGCTTTGGTTCTACAGGTAAATAAAACATGACAAGAAAAAAGAAAACGCCCAATACAAATAGAAGAAAATCACTAAAAGCAAAAACTAACAATCAAGAAAACTACATCTATGAAATATCAGAAAACGATGTAACATTTTGCGTTGGGCCAGCAGGCACGGGAAAAACAGCAGTTGCTGTTGGTTTAGCCTGTGACTATCTTATAGATAAAAAGATAGAAAAAATTATAGTTACTAGACCTGTTATTGAGTCTGGAAAAGGGCTTGGTTTTTTGCCGGGAACTTTCGACGAAAAGATACATCCATACCTTATTCCTGTGTTAGAAGAGATGACCTTTCGTTTAGGGGAAAATAATGTAAAGGCTTATCGTGAAGAGGGAGTAATAGAAGTTTGCCCTTTAGAATATATGAGAGGGCGAAATTTCCATAATTCGTTTATGATATTAGATGAGGCTCAAAATGCTACTTTTGACCAGCTTAAAATGTTTATTACCAGAATAGGCTGGAATTCAAAAGCGGTCATCAACGGAGATGCTCAACAGTCAGATCTTCCTAAAGGTGCAAGGGGTGGATTAGAAGAGTTTATTGAACGTCTGTACAACGTAGAAGGAGTTGGCATAGCGAGACTCACGGAAGAAGATATCATCAGAAATGACATTATCTCTAAAATATTAAAAGCTCTATACGACTGATAACATGCCAACTTACGATTACGAATGTAAAGATTGCGGAAAAGAACTTGAAATTTTTCACAGGTTCGATGATTCTCCCCCTCCTTGTGACAAGTGCAAAAGTGACAACTTAGAAATTGTTATTAAGCAAGCCCCTTCTGCCTTCATAAAGGGAGAACCCACAACTCTGGGTCAGCTATCAGAATCTAATACCAAACATATGGGAAGATATGAGCTAGAAGACAAACGAGCATATCAAAATGCAGAAAAGAAAGAAAAGAAAAAAGATTGGTGGGAAACGGCTGGTGACTCCACGCCAAAAGAAATAAACAAAATGACAGAAAAACAAAAAACAAAATATATCAGAGGTGATTAAGTGTTATTTAAAAAATATGTAGAAAATGTCGATGGGTCATTTATTGTTATTAGCTGTGCCGACTGCAACCGACCCCTTCTCAACATTATTAAGACTGAAGAAAGCGAAGATGTCCACTTCATAAAGGCTCACTGCGTAAATAAACGTTGTAAACCAGACGAAACTAGGGGAGAAAGCTGGGTTCATGAATTAAATGGCAAATTTATGTATGCAACCATCAAAGAAAGAGATATAATAGTATCTATGGAGCAAGACGAAGATGAAATCATGAATATACACATGGGAAAGAAAAAGAAATGACATCTGAATTTGTTGAAAAACGAGAAGAGTCCTACACTTACTATAACCTAGACGGTTCTTCGGAAGAAACCTCCTCTACAGGGAGTTGTGCTTATTCAGTAAAGGTCAACGATCTTCCAGAAAAATACTATATTAAGTTTTTTAGAGGGTCTATCTTAGATCCTTATGGAATGGATTCCAGAAAAATAAACTCCCCTCTGTGCGTATACAAAAAAGTAAACATTACCGTTTTTGGTTATTACTCTGATTACCTAACAACCAAAAAGGGAGAATTGCTCAGGAGAGCAGAACGGAACTATATACATGTCTAAGAAAAAAACAGGAAGACTAACTAAAGTAGAAAAATTCTACATTGAAAACAATACAGACAAGAGTGCTGAAGACATAGCTAAAGATCTTAATCGGTCAGAATCTATAGTTACTAAGCACCTTAATAGTAGTCGTGACACTGGGCATATAGATAGCGTCAAAGATAAAGACTCAGACACCACAATTGGAGACCTCATGGGTCATAAAGAAAGCCGTGGAGTTACCGTAATGACACCTGCGGCTTCTGAGTTAGCCGATGCTACTCGTCCCAGTAGACTAAAAAATACTTCTAGATATGACGACGCTATACATATCATTAAACAAGACAAAAAATGACAGTATCTAAATCTTTAGACCAGTACGTAAATCAATACGGTGATAACAATCCTATGTGGATTGTCGATCTTTCTAATGGTGAAACAATATACCAAGACGACGAAAGACCCGGATTAGAACCTTCTAGTGCTTGGAAGAGACTTGGCCAATATTGCAAGAACAATAACCTTCATATACAAAACATGAAGATTAAAAATAGGTCAAACGTTCATGAAATAGGCTCTGGACATGACGGATACTTTTTCTGTAAGTCTGCTGGAGCTTTTATGTTTGGAGATGAAACTATGCACTCCTTCATCGTTGGAACTTTTGACGATGGAAAATTGAGAGTAAGAAGGTGGGCCATGCCAGAAATGTCCCCAGAAAGATTTGAAAAAAGAAACCCTTTCGCTAACCCCGAATGTTTGATTGCAAAAGAAGGAACATTGAATGAAGAACTACAAACACAAAACGACAGGACAGGCTTGTAATTCAGCTCAGTATATTGCAGAGATTGTATGCTTAAGAGAGGCAGAGAAGGAAAACGTTGGGAGACCAGCTCATGCCTTATGGAACACAGACAAATGGAAGAAAAAGTATAAGAGTCAGGTCACTAAAGCGTACCAACTTCTAAAAAAGTACAGTGACAAAGCGATTATAAACGCTCTGAATTCTCAAAGAGGTAAAAGAATTTATTCCTTAAGAGTAAAAAATCTAGAATACCTAATTAAAGATGCTCAAAAATCTTTAGACAAAATTAACCCTTCGGTTACAGACTACAAAGACAATACACAATCAAAGCCGCCCAAACCATATGGTCAGGAAAGCACTCTAAACAAGCTTAGGAAATTAAATGGCTAAAAAGAAAGAACTATCTATATTTGACACTCTCGTTAAAAAGTACGGCGATGACGTTGTCAAAAGTGGAAAAGAAGTATTCGAAGAAATTAGTAACAGACACATCATACCTGTCAGTCCCTGCTTAGACTACGCACTTGGAGGAGGAATACAAGAAGGTAGTTGGGTTCAGATGATTGGAGACCCCAAAAGCGGCAAGACAACAACTGCCCTTCAAATAGCAGCTAATGCCCAAAGGGAAGAGAACGGCTCTAGAGATATCTGGTATATCAATGTCGAAGGTCGTCTCAATAGAAAAAACCTTGAGGGCGTAGAAGGACTTGATGTAAACTCAATCAATGTATTTGAGTCCCCTATGGAAACTCTCAGTGCAGAAAAATATCTTGGGGCTATCGAGAGAATAGTAAAAGAATGTCCTAAATCAGTTATCATCATTGACTCAGTATCATCAATGATAGCACAAAAAGACTTAGACGAAGAAGTAAGAGGAGACTACAGGCCGGGATTACAGAAGATCCTTTCTAACTTTACAAAGAAGCTAGGAGCCGTAGTTCCAAAGCAGGGTGTAATTATTATAATGATCACGCATTATATCTCCAACATCTCCGGTTATGGAAAAAGAAAGGTAGCTGATGGTGGCGTAAAGATACAATATCAAGCAGATACTATTCTAGAAATCAGTCGTGTTCAGCCTTGGAAAATCGACGATAAGTCTGACTCGGCTCAGGTTGGTCAGTGTATTTTATGGAAAGTAGTGACTTCATCTGCTGGCGGGTTTACGGGCGGAGGAGCCATTAGCTGGCTAAGGTATGGGGTTGGTCTTGATAAAAAACAGGAACTATTTTCCCAAGCTGTTGATTTTGACATTATAGAACAAGCCGGAGCTTGGTACACTTGTCACTTCGCCATTGATAATTTGGATATGGTGGGCGACATCTTAAAAGCAAATGATGTAGACCCGACCAATGAAATTGCGGTTACTAAACTATTTAAATTTCAGGGTCAAATAAAGCTCTTAGCGTTTATGGATTTGCATCCTCAGCTTTGGGAGATACTTGACACAAATCTTCGAGAGGTTTTGTATTGAAAGCCATAGGATTTGACGGACGAGAACAGAATTGGAAAATGAACAAATGCATTGTTTCTGGCGACGACACGAGACCCAGATCAAATTTACATATTTCTACCAGAAAATTGTTGAAGGAACTTTTTCCGTATGATACAATATATGAAGAAGTCACACTTCCCGGATCGAACAAGCCGTCAAGACCATCAAAATTATTTGCAGACTTCTTTGTTCCAGCTTACAAACTTATAGTCGAAGTTCATGGAAGGCAGCATTTTGAATACGTTAGCTTCTTTCATAAAACAAAAGCCGAATTCTTAAAATCAAAATCAAGAGATAGAGACAAAAAGAGATGGTGCGAAATCAACTCTCTCAATTTTGTATCCTTAAAATTTTCAGAAAATCTAGATGAGTGGAAACAACGAATCCTCGAAGAACTCTGAGTTAGAATCATTAATTCAGTCGCTAGAAGAATATAGCAAAAACAAAGGTATCATAACAGCGGCAGTGAACCCAGAGGTTGAAGAAATAATAAACCTTACCGAAGACAATCTAAAGAATTTAAATCCTGAAGAGTGTCTACGTAAGGCTTTTTTATTATCTGGTTATTGTGGATACATACAAAAGATAGAAAACAGACATAGAGTAAAGCTAAGATGGTGCGAGAGTATGTTAAGTAAAATGACAGTTCAGCATGACCATCTATTTTCACAATACATGAAGTGGGAACAAAAACTATACACCCTAGCTCTTAATGATGACTTTGCTAAAAGCGTACTAGATGCTAAAGATGCAGCTTTTTCAAATGTTACTTGGATCGAGAATAAGGTAAGAGACATGCGTAGACAAGTGGATGCCCTAATGGAACTTGGAAGGAAAAGATATTAATGAACCCTATAGATAAAATTAGAGAAGGAATTACTACCAATGATATGGCAAAAGTTATTGAAGGATTTTTTAAACTCACAGGAGAACGAATCGAACCAGAAGTCTCCGAAGAGATGTCAGAACAGCCAGTGTCAGTGCCAGTGCAAGAAAAACCAGTGCCAGTGCCAGTGTCAGAAAAGCAAGACAGACTAGCAGATTTAGATTTCTCAGTTCAAATAGCAGACAAGAATACAAAAGGTCACTACTCAAAGCCGGAAGCTATAGAAGTTGGGAAGAACAAATTTGTTGATGACGGGAATGAATCTTCAGATGTAAAAACCCCAGATGTTGTTCGAACGCCACGAAGACCTCCAGTCAAAATGGTTGAAGTTACATGTATGGCATGCGGAAAAAAAGAAGAAGTAAACTCTAATTATAAAACTGGAGAGTTCCATCGTTGTGATAAGTGTGTGGTAGGATAAAATGAAAGAACAAATATCAAATCCGGCATCAGAAAGGGTTGTATTGTCAGGAATCATGAAACATGGTTCTGAAGCTTTCATCGATGTTGACGACATTATAGAAACAAACGATTTTACTTTAGAACAAAATCAAATAGTCTATGCGTGTATTAAAAAGACTCTAAAAAACAGTTCAACTATAGACCTTCCTTCACTACTAAGTGCCGCTGAAGATTTAGGAATGACGGAATCTTTTAAAGACAGAGTTCCTACAGACCATATTCAAGGACTTATTAATTGTGATGTTCAATTAGAGAATGTAAGAACACACGCTATCAAGCTCGCAATCCTGTCGGCAGGAAGAGAAGTAAGACTAAGAGCAAAAAGAGTAATATCTGACGTTAACAATATTAATGGTGACGAAACTATTGATCAAATTATATCAATAGGAGAAACTCCGTTTTTTGAAATGTCCTCCTTACTAAATAGCTCAGCAGAAGACAGACCCATCAGTCTTGGAGATGACATCGAAGGGTACATAGCTCATATAGAAGAAAACCCTTGCGAAATGCTAGGTGTCAGTAGCGGATTTCCTAGATTTGATGCAGCCATAGGCGGTGGTTTTAGAAGACAATGTGTTGACTTAATTGCGGCGAGACCAAAAGTTGGTAAGAGTATGCTCGCTGACAATGTAGCATCCCATATAGCTGGAGAGCTTAATATTCCAGTTCTTGTTCTTGATACGGAAATGGGAAAGCAAGACCATTACAATAGGCTTCTTGCTAAATTCAGTGGCATAAATATCAATGACATCTCAACCGGCAGCTATGTTAAAATGGTCAATGGTAAAGAGAGGGTAGCTCAAGCTATTAAAAAAATCAAAGAAATGCCCTTTGACTACATGTCAATTGCCGGAAAACCTTTTGAAGAAACACTGTCAATCATTCGTAGATGGTTGGTAAAGAGA